GCGGCCGGGGCTTGCCGTCGAACCAGCTGACGCCGCCGAGGTTGTAGCAGACCTCGATCTCAAGTTCCTCGGTATCGTTCAGCTTGGCGAAGTGGGTGAAGTAAGTGGCTCGTGACATTGTGTATCTCCTTGATTTGAGATGGTTGGTAGTGGGCCGCCCGACGTGGGTGCCGGGCGGCGTGGTGATTAAAAGCTGATCTCGTCCTCGGCCATCCGAGACCGTACGTCAGCCATATCGCGGATGGGCGACCAGTTGCCGTGATCGATCGCGTGCGTCAGGATTGTGCCGTGCTCGGCCTCCCACGCTCGCACGAACGTCAGCGCGTCGCAGTCCTCCTCGAGGTAGAGCATGTCGCCCTCGCGGTAGCTGTAGGCCGTGAAGTCGCCCTCTGTCAGGCCAACCGATGCAGCCTGTGCCTCGGACACTGCCAGCCAACCGTGACCGGCGTCGAAGTAGAATGTGAATCGCATAGTCAAGTTCTCCTTTTACTAAGCACGACGTCTCGCCGTGGCCTTCGTGGCGGAGACGGAGGCACTGGCTGACAGCGCGCAGTCAACGCCCCTTGCCCGTAGGGTCGAAATTGTTTTAGTGCGTGCACAACAAAGGCGTTGAAACAATTGGTGATTGCCTCCGACGCACGACTAAACAATCACGAATTGTTTCGACGCCGTGACAAGCAGATCAACAGCGGTCGCACTGAAAGAATTTCGAGGGCTTTACGGAGAGTCTGTCTCGCCAGTAAAATAACGCGAGCAAGAAGGTCTTCGGCGGGATGTCGTGTGTGTGTGTGTAAGGTTAAAAACCGGGCGCAACGATGACCAGCCGGAGCCAACGCATAACAGGAACGTCGAAGACATCCTGTTATACGGTGGCGACTGATGTTGTCGGACCCGAAGGGGGACGACAACTCAATAGAACCTTCGTCGAGGGAAACGGTGACATAGAAGCCACAGGATCCAAGGACAGGCAATGTCCTTGGTCGACTGCCGTTCGACAACGGCTCGATGGCAGGCGGCTCGATGCCGACTGTCATCGACCTCTTGGGGGTTACTCCAGCTGTTCGTTGTCCGCGGCAGCGGGTCGGAAAGGGGGTCGACCCCCCTTTTTCGGCCCCCATCCGGGAACTCAGCGCTCCTATTATGTTGGTTTGGTAAATTCAGTGCCGCCTATTTTTGTTTGGCCGCCAAGACCCCCACCCCCATTGCCCAGAAACGCCTCTGTCAAAAACCGCCAAAAAATATTGCGGGTATTTTTGCATTTGGGGTTGTTGACAAATCACAACCCAAGGTCCAAGGTCCAAGAATGTTTTTCTTTTGTCCCACCTGCAAGATCTGGCACGTCGTTGTCCTCGATGCTGAGCCGCATAATCAGTGTGACCTTTGCAAAGCGGATTTATTGACAGAGGGCCAGCGTCGTTCTAAGTAGGTCCAAGAACCAAGGTCCAAGACCCGACAGCGCCTCCACAAGGTCCCCGGATCTTGTCCCTTAGTTCTGCATGCTCGATCCGGGGCGCCTGTTCTCCCTTGCACCCGGATCTGCCTCTAACTTGCCCCCGGTGTAACAGCCGGGGGTCTTTTTTGTACCAACCATGCTTGTTGACAACCCACAACCAATGCTCCATAAGCGGATACATCGCACGATATATCTTGGAGCACCCTACAGATGAACATGTTCAAGAACGACCCTGAGTTCGCAAAGATGGAAGAGCAGGCCAATGAGCAACTGGAGAAGTTGCTGAAGGCCACTGTTGCTGATTTTGAGGCCTTTATGGCTGATCGTGATGCCGCGGCTGCCGAGATGTCGGCGCTGGTCAAACAGGCCAAGGACCAAGGCCTGAACGTCAAGGCTTTTAAGCGGTTGATCGCGGAGCGGAAGCGTGATCGCGAGGAGGTTGTTGAGGAAGAGCGGATGCTGGAGCAGTATCGTAGCCTTTTGTTTTGATCTGTGGTACAAGGTCCAAGAACCGTGAGTCACGATCCGGGAACCTTGGACCTTGGACATTTCAAACCAAGCGATTGGCCGCGCTGGCGAGTTTTGCGCGGCTTCAATATTTGAGCAGCACGGTGTTGTGACGACCCATGTGGATGTGCATGGTGTTGACCTGTGGTGTGAGACACCGTCGGGCCGAAGGGTGACAATTCAGGTTAAGACGACGATGGGTGTGAGCGCTGTTTATCCAAGCGATAAACGTGCGCCACGGTACTTTTTTCAGGTTCGTGGGCAGAAGGCTCGGGCGGCTGATGTGTATTGCTTCGTGGCTCTTGATTCTGGGTTGTTGCGGTTGTTGAGTGCGGCGGAGTTGCCGAACACTCAGGCCAAGGCTTACGCGACTGACCAGTTTACTGAGGCGGCGATGGAAGCGGACATAAAGCGTTACCTTTACTGACCCACACGCATGCTGTAAACTGCCGCAAAGTTTTGATCGAAAGGAAGATCTATGTGCGGCGGCGGTGGAAGCTCGGCTCCAATTGACACATATAGGGGCCCGCCGGGTCCCGGCACCGGGATCGGCACTATTCCAATTGGTTATGGCAACTATCAGGATGCAGCCAAGGCGCTGATGTCGACAGGTAAGACTTATGGTCAGCTGGCCTCGCTCGCTGCACAGAACATGCAGGGGCAGGCGCCGATGGCCGCGCCGCCCGCGCCACAGTCGGCGTTTGACGGTGGGATAGGTCAGTATTTGGCGGCTGGCGGGGCGTCCCCGGCCATGGGTCAAAGCCCTGCAACCTCGGCCATTGGTCAGCTTGAGGCGGAATATGATCCGCGGACCTCGGCCATGGAGATGCTGGAATCGTATGAGCCGGCTTTTGAAGCTCGGCCCTTGAGCTATTATACGCCGGGGGCTATTGAGGCGATGGAAAAAGCCAAGGAAGAGGCCGAGGCGGAACGTGCGCGGGAAGCTGCGCGTCGTGCATCGCGGTCTTCAAGCCGCGGCGGTGGTGGCCGCGACATGTCGCCTAACAGGGGTTCCGGCGTTGGGTACCGAGGCCTCGGTGACATGTTTGACGGGGGCGGCCCTCAGTCCAGCACCATTGGCGGCCGTGGCTTCCAAGGGCCGAACATGGACGGCTCCGCAGGCAATGACGGCCCCAACGGTGGCTTTTTTGGCGGGATGTTCTGATGGTTGCCAGTAGGGAAGAGATCATCTCATACATCCGGCAGGCTGCGGAAGCCCGCGGCATGGATCCAGATGTTGCCGTGGCTGTAGCTCGATCCGAGGGCTTGAACGCTGATCCCGAGGAAGCGTGGCAAAGCAAGATCGTCAAAGATGGCGTCCGCGAACCATCCTATGGCCCATACCAACTGTATATGGGCGGCGGCCTTGGCAACGAGTTCGTGGAGAAGACCGGCTTGGATCCTCGCGACCCAAGCACCGTCTTTGCACAAATCGACTTTTCTTTGGACCAAGCAAAGCGGGGCGGTTGGGGTCCATGGTACGGCGCCCGCGCAATCGGCTTGGGTGAGCGTGAGGGCATTGACGTGGCCACAAGCCAACCAACCCCCGAAGCCCGCCGCGCCCAGTACGGCCTTGGCGACCGGGATCCGGGAAACACGTCTGACGTCCTCCAAGCCGTCAAGCGCGGTGACATGACCAAGGACGAAGCTGGCAAATACGTCAGCGAAGAACTGCTGGAAGGCATCGAAGGCGCGTCGGCCTACGACCTGCTGCAGGACGAAAAGGCGGAACAAGAACGCGCCATGGGTATGTTGGGCCAAGGTCTTGAGGCCGTGGCCCAAGATACGCGGCCCTCGGCTCCAACACCGCGTAGCCTCCCATTGAGGTTGTCTCGCGGTCGTACGTCTGCTACACCCGGCACACAAGCCATTGGCCGTTTTGGACTGGAGAGCCTGCTTCGTGGAAATCCGTTGCTTGGAATACGCTGACATACCGGAAACGGTAGAGCTTGCCCGAAAATTTGTGGAGGAGAGTGCGTTTTCGCGCTTTCAGTTCAGTCCTGAAAAGATGGCGGCCAACCTTTCAATGGCCGTTACGCACCCCCACATCGCGTTTTGTCACGTCGTCGAACACGAAGGTCGGCTGGTTGGCGCGTTGGTGGGCTACATCAACGAATTTTTCTTTGGCCCCGATCTGATCGCGTCCGACAGCGGGTGGTTCATACTTCCCGAGTACCGAGGTTCACGGTCCGCGGTCAAACTTCTGAAGAACTTTCAGGCGTGGGCCAAAGCGAACGGTGCGAAGGAAGTGGCGATGGGTATCTCGACGGACGTTATGCCGGAGAAAACGGGTGCTTTGTTGCAGAAGCTTGGCTATGTGCCGGTTGGCGGAAACTACAAGCTGGCGATCTGATGGACTTTGAGGCGCTCAAACACCTCCCAGAGGATGAGCTCAAGGAGATCCTTGAGTTGACGGAGGCCAAGGCGAAGCTTGAGGTCCGCGAAGCGGCGACCAATCACTTCATGCCGTTTGTCCACCACGTTTATGACAACTTCATCGAGGGCAACCACCACCGGATCCTTGCGGAAAAATTTGAAAGGGTGGCGAGAGGCGAACTCAAGCGTTTGGCGATATCTATCCCGCCGAGACACGGAAAAAGCGAGCTTGGAAGCTATCTACTACCGGCTTGGTTGTTGGGTCGTAACCCAAAACTAAAAATCATCCAAGCGACACATAACACGGAGCTTGCTACGCGCTTTGGTCGAAAGGTCCGTGACCTTATTGACGCGGAGGACTATAAAGAGGTTTTTCCCGACACGGTTTTGAAAGAGGATAATAAAGGCGCGGGCCGTTGGGGGACAACGCTGGGAGCTGAATTTTTTGCAGCCGGTGTTGGGGCCGCGATGACGGGTCGTGGTGCGGACCTACTGATCATCGATGACCCTCACTCCGAACAGGATGCTCTTTCGGAGACTGCTTTTGAGCACGCTTACGAGTGGTACACCTCAGGTCCTCGACAGCGTTTGCAACCGGGTGGGTCTATCATAATCATCGCTACCCGCTGGGGTAAAAAAGACCTAATCGGCCGCGTTCTTGCACAGCAGGACAGTGACCCGATGTCCGATAAGTGGGAAGTGGTTAACATGCCCGCCATCCTGCCGTCGGACGAGCCGCTCTGGCCAGAGTTTTGGACAAAAGACGCTCTCTTGTCCATTAAATCATCCCTGCCTGTTGGTAAGTGGGCCGCCCAGTGGCAACAGCAGCCGACAAACGCAGAAGCGGCCATCGTCAAACGCGAGTGGTGGAAGATGTGGGAGAAGGACAAGATCCCGCCGGTCAAGTACATCCTGCAAGCATACGACACCGCCTTCTCCAAAAAGGAAACGGCTGACTACTCGGCCATCACCACGTGGGGCATTTTCGATGACGAGGAAACGGGGCGCGAAGCCATCATTCTGATGGATGCGCAGCGTGGCCGTTGGAACTTTCCGGAACTCAAAGAGGTTGCGTTCGAGGAGCACCAGTATTGGGAACCGGACATGGTGATCGTCGAGAAGAAGGCCACCGGTGGTCCGCTGATTGACGAAATGCGCAAACGCGGTATACCTGCTGTTGGGTTCTCGCCCGGCCGCCGCGCGGGCGGCGGCGGTATTGATAAGACCACGCGAATGCATTTGGTTTCACCTTTATTCGAATCTGGTGTAGTATGGGCACCGCAGGATAAGAAGTTCGCTGACGAAGTGATTGAGGAAGTTGCATCCTTTCCCGTGGGCGATCATGACGACTTTGTGGACAGCATGACGCTGGCATTGATGAGGTTTCGGCAGGGCGGCTTGATTACCATCCACGCTGAAGAAGACGAAGACGAGGACTTCATTCCTCGGAAACGGGAGTATTACTGATGGCTTTGCCTCCACGATCCATGGGACCCATGGTCGACCAAGCAGCCGGCGCGGACGAAGTCGACCCGGCTCTGCAAATGGAAGAGGTGGACGTCGCCGCCCCTGTTGATTTCTCCGGCGGCGCCGAGATCACCGAGAACGACGACGGTTCCGCGGTCATTCGCTCAATGATCGAAGCGGCTGAGATGGAGGCGATGGGCGAAGAGCTCATTCCGTTTGACGCCAATCTTGCAGAATACCTTGACGACGGCACGCTTGGCGAGTTGGCCAACGAGCTGACAGGGTCGTTCGAGGACGACATCTCCTCGCGGTCCGAATGGGAAGAGACGTATGTCAAAGGCTTGGACCTGTTGGGCGTCAGCATGGACGAACGCTCTGAGCCGTTTGAAGGCGCGTCCGCCGTCACACACCCGCTGATCGCTGAGTCGGTCACCCAGTTCCAAGCGCAGGCTTACAAAGAACTGTTGCCTTCCGGAGGCCCGGTCAAAACCCGCATCGCTGGCGCGCAGACAGCTGAGGTCGAGGAACAATCCGAACGCGTCAAGCATTACCTGAACTATCTGATCACAGAGGACATGGAAGAGTTTGATCCGGACATGGATCAGATGCTGTTCTATCTCCCGCTGTCAGGTTCGACCTTCAAGAAGGTTTACTACGATCCGCTGCTCGGCCGCCCGGTGTCCAAGTTCCTGCCGGCGCAGGACGTGGTTGTTCCGTACTCGGCCACCGATCTGTTCACCTCGCCGCGCATCACGCATGTCCTGAAAATGACGGACAACGAAATCCGCAAGCAGCAGCTGCTTGGGTTCTACCGCGACGTTGACCTGCCGACCTCGGGCGACGACGAAGAGGATGAGATCGAGGAAAAGGTCAACGAGATCCAAGGTACGTCCAAGTCTTTCTCGGACGACGTTCGCACTCTGCTTGAGATGCATGTCGAGCTAGACATCGAAGGCTTTGAAGACACGGGCGAGGACGGCGAGCCGAGCGGCGTAAAGCTGCCGTACATCGTCACCATCGACAAGGACAGTGACACGGTGCTGGCGATCCGCCGGAACTATGCCGAAGATGACCCGCTGATGAAGGCGATCCCGTACTTTGTCCACTACAAGTTTATGCCGGGTCTTGGGTTCTACGGCTTTGGCCTGACGCATATGATCGGCGGCTTGGGACGCGCTTCGACCAGCATCTTGCGTCAGCTCATTGACGCCGGCACTCTGTCAAACCTGCCGGGCGGCTTCAAAGCCAAGGGCGTTCGCGTTCGCAACAGCGACGAGCCAATCCAGCCGGGCGAATGGCGGGACATGGACGCCCCGGGTGGTGTGATCCGCGACTCGATTATGCCCCTGCCGTACAAAGAACCGTCGGCCACGCTGGCCAATTTGCTTGGCGCGTTGATCGACGCCGGCCGTCGCTTTGTTTCGATCGCCGATCAGCAGGTCGGCAACATGAGCCAAGAGATGCCGGTGGGCACGACCGTCGCCATGCTGGAACGTGGCATGAAGGTCATGTCGGCGATCCACAAGCGCCTGCATTACGCACAGAAGAATGAACTTCGCATCCTTGGCCGCATTGTTCGAGAAAATGTGGCCGCTTACCCGTATCAGCTTCAGCAGGGTGTACCACCGCAGATTTTGCAGCAGGACTTCGACGGCCGCGTTGACATCATCCCGGTCAGCGATCCGAACATCTTCTCGATGGCGCAACGCGTGGCCTTGGCCCAAGAGCAGTTGAAGCTGGCGCAGACAAACCCGCAGATGCACAACCTGCACGCGGCGTACAAGCGGATGTATCAAGCGCTTGAGGTTCAGAATATCGAAGAGGTTCTGCCGCCACCTCCGCAACCGCAGCCGGTTGATCCGGCGATGGAAAACAGCAATGTTTTGATGGGGCAGCCGCTGAAGGCTTTCCCTGACCAGAACCATGAGGTTCACATGGGCGTCCACGTTGCTCTTCTGCAGACACCTCTAATTCAGCAGAACCCGCAGGCGCAAGCTGTTCTTTACGCACACATCCAAGAGCATGTGGCCATGGAAGCGCACCGCCGAGCGCAGGAGCAAATTCAACAGGCCGTCAGTCAGGTTGAAACGCTGGCCGGTGTTGGTGCAGTCGATCAAAATACGGCCTCGCAGCAAATTCAGCAAGCAGTGTCAGCCGCGCAAGACCCAAACGAGTACAACAGCTTTGTGGCTCTGCTGCAGCAAGAGGTGCTTTCGGAAATTCTGCCGCAGATGGCTCCGCCGCAGCCTGATCCGATGGCCGATCCGCTGGTGCAAATTCGACAGCAGGAACTGCAGACCAAGCAGCAAGAAAACATGACCGACGCTCAAATCGACGCCCAGAAGCTGGAGATCGAACGTCAGAAGCTGGAGCAGAAAGCGGCGGCCGAGGCTGCACGGATCGAGCTGCAGGAAGAGATTGCGGAAGAGCGCAATGCCGTGAACCGTGAACGCATCGAAACGCAGGCGGAAATCGCCATGCGCCGTAACAACGGGGGACAGTGATGCCGATCAAAGGTAAGTCCGTCTCGGAGATCATCCGCAAGGAAAAGGCTGCCGGTAAATCTCAGGACCAAGCAGTGGCTATCGCCATGTCCGAGAAAGAGCGGCAAGAGAAAGCCCTGTCTGAAGGTGGCACTGTCAAAGCCTTCAGCCCCATTGCCCGTCCGCAAAAATTTAGCGGCATCTACTGAAGGAGACCACGTCATGAAAAAGGCGAAAGACCAAGACGGCGGCGCCGTCACACGCGGAAACAACGCAGCGCGTCGTCGCGAGAAAGAGCGCATGATGGACATGAAGTCCGGATCAACCGCGCCGAGCAAATCGCTGCGCCCAAAAATGCGCCCCAAAACTGTGGATGTCAGCCCCAAGGCAGAGGCCGCGGACCAAGAGCATGTTCAAAGCTTTGAGACCGGCGGCCAAGCCGAGGCTCGCGGCATGAAGTCGTGCCAGATGTCCGGTCGCGGTGGCGGCAAAACCCACTAAGGAGCAGCCCAATGCCCACGATCCAGATCAGCATCCTTCCCGACCTCGTTCCCGTCGACCAGTACGACGAGGACGACGACAACAGCTGCCCGCTGCCGACCAAGGACGCAGACCTGAACGCCACGAACAAAGAGCAGGCCGTTGACGCCGCCGATTACCGCGACCCAGCGGACGGCGGCGCCTTCCGCGTCAGCGAAGTGTGCGGCAACTGCAAAGCCTACAACCAGACGGAAGACATGCTCGATTGTATTGGCGACGATTCCGGCGACCTTGGCTACTGCCAAATCTACAAGTTTGTCTGCGCGTCGGACCACACCTGCGACGATTGGGTCGAAGGCGGCCCGATGACATCGGAAAGTCAACAAACTTACCGGGACAATCTTTGATGGACGTTGTGGATTTTGCAAAACATGTGTACAAAAAACTGCGAGAGCGAGAAGATGAGCTCGCTCAAGCTCTTGTAGCTGGTGTCCCGAAAGACTGGGAGCATTACAAGATGATCGTGGGAGAGATACAGGGTCTCTCTTTCGCGTATGATGAAATCCAGACCCTGCTGGAGAGACATAGCGATTATGACGACGGATTTGACGAATCTGGGTAAACTCGCAGAAAACGTGGTAGACAAGGGCGGCCAGCCGTCTTTTGATCAGGCCTATGTTTCCGCATCGGACCGGGTGCTTGACCCCGGTCTCATCGAAAAAGATCTGGTTGACCGTCTGCCGCAGCCCTCGGGTTGGCGGCTTTTGGTCATGCCCTTCCAAGGTGCTACTAAGACAGCTGGGGGCCTTCACATTCCGGACGAGGTTCGGGATCGTGAAGCAGTGGCAACGGTTGTTGCCTACGTGCTCAGGCTTGGGCCTTTGGCGTACCGGGACACCGACAAGTTCGGCCCCGATTGTACGCCGTGGTGCGAGCAGGGGCAGTGGGTTTGCATTGGTCGTTATGCAGGCTCACGGTTCAAGATCGAAGGTGGAGAAGTTCGCATCATCAACGATGACGAAGTGATCGCCACGATCCTTGATCCACAGGACATCAAGTCAGTTTAAGGAGGCCACAATGGCTGAAGAAAACCAAGACGAAGATCTGGGTCAGGAAGTCTTTCTTGACGATCAGACCGAAGATGCGCCTGCCGACGACAAGAACAGCTCGGAGGATATCTCCGAACAGCAGGTGGCTGACGCTGCCGATCGAGTCGAAAGCGGCGAAGACGATCTGGACGACTACAGCAAGAGCGTCCAGAAGCGTATCAGCAAACTTACGGAGAAATACCGTGAAGCTGAGCGTCAAGGCAACGAAGCTACGACTTTCGCGCAGCAGCTGCTTGAAGAGAACAAACAGCTCAAGAACCGTATGCAGAAACTCGACAGCGGGTATCTGACAGAATACGGTGCGCGGATCGAGTCGCAGATTGGCGCGGCTCGGAAAGCGTACAAGGAAGCGTACGAAAACGGGGATACCGACCTGATGATCGAGGCTCAAGAAGCCTTGGCTCGGGCGACCGGTGAGAAAGACCGTTACGAGATCGCCAAGCGCCGCGCTGAAGAGCAAAAGCCCGAGCAGGCTGCCCCCGAGCAGCCGGTGCAGCAGTCTCAACAGCCGCAGCACGCGCAGCCGCAGCAACAGCCGCAGCAACAAGCTCAACCTGATCCCAAAGCGCAAAGCTGGGCGGAGAAGAATGAGTGGTTTGGCAATGACGAAGTCATGACTTATGCTGCGTTTGGTATTCATCGCAAGCTGGTTGAAGAAGAAGGTTTTGACCCGCAGACGGATGAGTATTATACTGAGATTGATCGTCGGATGCGTACGGAGTTCCCGCACAAATTCGCCGGTCAGAAATCGAGCAAGAAGAATCAGGTCGCCTCTGCTGGTTCTTCAGCGTCTCGCACAACAAAACAGGGGCGCCGGTCGGTAAAACTGTCACCGTCGCA